ATGATGAAAAAAAGTATTCTGGCGTTTCTGTTACTCACCAGTTCTGCAGCGGCGCTGGCTGCACCGCAGGTGATTACCGTCAGCCGTTTTGAAGTGGGTAAAGACAAATGGGCGTTTAATCGCGAAGAGGTGATGCTGACTTGCCGACCGGGTAATGCTTTGTATGTCATCAACCCAAGTACCCTCGTGCAGTATCCTTTAAACGATATCGCACAAAAGGAAGTTGCCAGTGGGAAGACTAAAGCCCAACCCATTTCGGTGATTCAGATTGATGATCCTAACAATCCCGGCGAAAAAATGAGTCTGGCACCGTTTATAGAACGAGCTGAAAAACTCTGTTAATTACCTAAAATAGCCTTTTGATTTCCAATAAAAAAACCGCCTCAGTTCTTTCACCAGAACGGGCGGTTTTTAACATTTCAGCTGATGACCACCACGCTTTTTATTGACCATTTTGCACGCAAACTGGAAAACCTGGCGTCGTCATCTATTCTTAAAGGGCAAGGCAACTAAGCCTGCATTAATGCCAACTTTTAGCGCACGGCTCTCTCCCAAGAGCCATTTCCCTGGACCGAATACAGGAATCGTATTCGGTCTTTTTTAATTGTATTTAAAATCAATCAGTTGTAAACGTCTCCCCGAAATTCCCCGAAATTTACTCGAATTTCTGTATTCCGGTCTTTTTTGGTTATATCACAACCAAAATACATTTAACAATCCATTTACGTTAAAATCAGAGCAGTACGTACGTTTTTTCTCTCTCATCAAGGTACATTTTTGTTGTCTTCTCCGATGTGTGGCCAAGTAGACGCTGAGCAAATTCTTCTCCACATGTTTCTTTGTACAATCGTCCAGCCAGACTTCTGATCTCGTGAAAAGTTGGTGGGTTTTCACTGAACTGGATACCTGTTAATTTTCTGGCTGCGACAAATTTTTTTGTCAGGCCATCCGGGTGAATGCTGCCGTCAGGGCTGTTTTTTCTAATCCCGGCACTGATTAGATAATCTCCCCGGCTTACCAGGCGGCACTGTTCAACTACTGTACCAAGCCGTAGACCAGCGACAGGAAGGCTGAGTGACAGGGGGATAGCAATCATCATTCCTGTCTTAATTTGCCTGATGTGGAGACGATCATCATAAATATCACTAAACCGCATATTCGTTATGTCTTCGCGACGTTGTCCTGTTACAAGGGCTAAATCCATAGCTAATGGGAACCATGCCGGAAGTTGATCTGCTGCCTCCCTGATGCAGTTGTATGTCTTTAGTTTCAGTCGTTCTCTTGTAACTACTATTTTCGGTGCTCTTGTTGGTGTTACTGGATTTTGAGATATACGTCCTTCAACAATGGCCTCACGAAACATATCAGACAACACAGAACGCATTGATCCTGCCATTGTGTTTTTCCCTCCTTCAATCCACAAATCAAGAAACTCGGCAATATGGCGAGTGGTTATTTCTGTCAGTAAAATCTCTCCCAATTTTTCTTTTATTGTCTCCAGTTGATTTACCCGAATTTTATAAGTATTTCTGGACACTTTTCTCCTTATAAGAATCGTTTTGTAACGTTCAATCCAGTCTGCCATAGTAAATGAGTCGAACCCTTTAAGCTTTTCAATTAAGGCAGCAGGAGAGTAGTTTTTGTATATATAATGATTTGCTTCAATTGCCTGCGCTACTGCATCTCTTCTTGAAATTTTACCTAGTGTAAATTCTTCTTTCGTCAGAGGGTTGCGCCAGTAATATGCTTTGTCCCTCCTTCGATATGTTAAGTTTTTAGGCAAATTGGGATCGTATTTTTTCCGCTGCATGTTTTAACTTCTCCAGTAACGGACTGTCTCTCCCTTGTCGCCCATTAGGCTGATGGTGTGTTATATCGGTATCAACCTTATTTGGGTTGATATAGAAAGCCTCCGGAACCACCCTGTAACTCCTCCCGTGTAGTTCAGGTGCAGGATAAATGTTTCCATTCCTTGCCCATCGTCTCAGCGTTGATATTGATGGTGGGTTATCCGGATATCTGAGTTTTCCCCACGTTTTGAGTGTCACAAGATTCATTGCCATACCTCTTACGATATGACCGCCAGTAAATATACAGAATACTGGCGGATGTGGTTGATTTTTAATAATCAGCTATGAAGTTCTAATTTGTATATAATGCAACTCACGAGGACAGAAGTTTCTCGCAATTAAAATTTATCAGCTTTACTTTCTGCTCTCTGGAAACGCCTGCTTCTTTTTTCCCTGAGAGCATTTTTTCGCATTCTGATTTCGTTAATTTAGATTTTGAATATCTTGTCCAGTTAGTAGGAGTGCCACCTTCCTTTTCAATAGTGGCAGTAATTTTATACATGAACACCTCCATTATTATTTCCAGTAGTTCGTTTATTCCATCTTTCGAGTGCTTCTTTTTCACTTCCACTATAGCCGGTTCGGGATTCGCATCCGTTACACTTTGCGCGGTAATATCCTGAAATGGCTTTCACCGTTACTGATGGACAACCACAAAACGGACATGGTTTGACTTTTTCATACCGCATTGTCTTTTCTCTCATAAAATAAAGTTTTGTTATGGCGGTGAGGCTACACCGCCATAGTAAATATCAGGAGCCGATATATTCTGGTTTCATATCTGTCAGTGTCGTTTTATACGCCTCATATAATTCTCCCAGATGTGGTCGTGCAGCATTCAGCGTATTTTCCAGAGCAATAAATTTTTGTTCTGCTTCTGGATCACCTGATGAAGGCAGGTCATTTATCATCGTCTCAATACGGGCAATAGCATTGAGACGGTGATGACGCTGAACCACTTTTCCTTTAAGTTCTGTGTAGAGAGCGCCAAGAGTATTTTTATGATCTTCCACTTCCTGGCGAAGTGATGTTGTTTCTCCGGTGCTTTGTGCCTGCTCAATACGTTCACGGAAAGCACTGATCCAGTTTTCCCCGGCATCCTGCTCAATAATTGTTGTTTCACGTTCCGCACGGCAGGCGGATGTATTTTTATGTTCCTGAACCGGATTAATGATTTTTTCCTGTGGTTCGTCCAGTTCGTCCCGGGTGTACACTCCAAGAATCACTTCAGGGCAATAAAGGCGCGCCCAGCGTTTCAGTGCCAGATAGGCAAGCTGCTGGCGAGGATCATCGGCCCATAACGTTGAGTTACGTGTTCTGGCCTGCGCCAGAAGTAACTCCAGTACGCGTGGCTTGCTCTCTCCGCGTAGTGTTGCCTGGACGCGAACTCCGATCCCGTTTTCATCGGCCAGCTTCCAGCCAGGTACACGATATTCTTTCCCCTTGTCGTTCTTCCTAATTTCAAATTTCCCGATAATTTTTTCCCACGGCCCGAACCAGTCATATTCAATACGCCCGGTTAGCGGCCCACGAGTACTGATTACGGCATTAACCAGTTGCGCTTCATATCCGAGCACACCATTCACAACGAAAGTTTTCTGAGCTACTGCGTAAGGGTTCATTTGCCACTGCATCGCCTGCATGGTGATGGCCATGCAGTCTGATGGATTTCCCCGGAGGTGTTCCGGTACAGTAGCCATGCCGGAAGCCATTACCTGGGAAAATGTCTGAATTGCAGCCAGGGACTGAGGGCTGAAAACCGCAACATTAGAGTTAATATTTTCTTGTTGAGTTAATTCGTTCATTGTGTCCTTCCTCAGATGCTCAGTGCTTCAAGACGACGAAGATCAAAGTCGTTTAATTCGTCGGTATAACTTTCGGTAATCGGTGCTGGCCAGTTGTTTGTCTCCAGAGCTTCGTTTATCTGTCGTAGCGTCCGGCGATATTCCTGTCGACCAAGTTCCAGGAGTTCCTGCGAGGCTTCCACGACGGCCACCCAGTGATAGCCAGCATCTTTGTTGACGAAGATCCAGAAAAATTTGTCCAGGTTTGCCACATCGCAATACATTGCTGCGCTGAGGTGATAATCACGCTCAATAATTTCACGGTGCAGGCGATCTTTCAGTCGTTCCTGTCGCACATAACCGAGGCTGACTGACTTCACGTCGGCGCAAATGCTTTCGTATGGCAGCCGGATTTCGATATCAGGACGGACCCTGATTTCCAGCCCGGTTTCTTCATCAAACCCGAAATAGCTGATTTCAGATTTGCGATCCGGGTGGTTGAGTAGCCTTGCTGCATCAGTATTGTTTTGCAGTGCTGCGTGAATATTTTTTGCCTGTTCATACATATCCGGACTGATAAACGTTTTCCCGGCGTTTTCTTCTTGCTGGCATTTTTGCCAGTCCTCCAGTGTCACCAGTTCCGGGCGAATTTTCCGGGCGATTTCGGTTAATTGCTCTTTTGTGCCACTGATGTTGTAAGGCAAAGATTTAGCACGTTCTTTTTTTGCCAGTTCTGGATCTACAGTTTCAATTTGCTCCAGGAGCTGCTCCCGTGTTCCACTGGCTTTCAGCAGAGGAGGGAGGCTTGCGTTGTATTCTTTAATACAGGCTTTCATTGCTGATGCTGTGTGTTTTTCCCCCTCAGGAATACGCCGGAATTCCTCCGGAAGCGAACCGTAAAGGATGCCTGTTTCTTCGGCCCCGGCACTTACCGACAGTGGCTGTATAAGAGTGCTGTTGTAGCTTTCGATCCACTCTTTCATCTGCTCTGGTGTCATCAGTGCTGGCAGACTGGCATTGTGTTTTTTAATGATGGCGATCAGTTCGTTAGAAGTAGTAACCACATATTCAGGAACCGGTACCGGAATGGCATACTCATCAGCGAATTTATCCGTTTCCAGAACATAGCTGTGAATAATCCGCCCACGCAGCAATGCATCACTTTCCTCGCCCAGAATAGTTCCGGCAATGTGCCGTCCGTGGTAATACATCAGGCTGATGCGGGCATCCTTCAGCATTGTGCTGCTTATTCCGTTGGCGGAGTGATAAACCTCGTTCGGGAGGTTTTCATAGCGGCCAGGCTCGAAATATGACGGCCACATGATTTCAGTTACTACAGGTGCTGTCGCTTCACCAGCTTCATCACTGCAATCGCAATGCGGATTGCTGCCAGCGTTCTCCTTGTGCGGATGTTCAGCACCTTCCATTTCCTCCGGATCATTTTCCTGAACTTCAACCTGATTCTCTTCATCGAATGTTTCCTGGTATGTTGCGTCGCCCATCACCGCGCCACAATCAGGGCAGTTGCCGCCACCGCTCTGACCGCAGGCGGTGAAGACTTTTTCCGGTTCCTGTTGCGCTACTGGTTCGGATTGTTTCGTTTCTGGCTCGTTTTGTAACGCATTTGGGCTGTTTTGTTCCGCTTTTTGGTCGTTCCGTTCCGATTCATGCTGGTTCTGGTTCACAGAATCGCGAGTCTGGATCCCCTTGACCCATTTCGGATCATTAGGGTCGCTAATCCCCTCAACAAATTCACCACGCGATACAGCAAGTAACTTATCGGCGTCAGGCTGGCTGATATTGGCTGCCTGCATAATTTTGTTTACTTCGTCAGCGGTGACTTTTACTTGGTTAGCGGAACTCACCTGCGACTGAGCATCCAGCGACTGCGCGTTCTGGCCATGTTCAGTTGTATCCGGTTCCATTGTTTCAGTTGTTGCCTGTTCACCTGCCATTGCGTCAGATGGTTGTGGTTTTTCTTCTTCTGTTTCACGCTCAGTAACCACCTCGCGGTTAATTTCTTCCAGGATATCTTTTTCCGGCGTATGCCGGGCAGCTGTGAGAGTTTCCTTGCTGGGGTTCTCGTGATCAGTTTCCGTCAAATAGGCGTTGATATACCCCTGAAGGCGTCCCGGGTAGTGATAAAATTCAGGGTGTGCGCTTCGGATAAGTGCAAAAATAGCGGCGCGGGAATAGTCCAGAATACCCGGGGTTGCACGAAGTGCTGCGGACCATTCTTTGAACGGACTTTCTTTGTTCAGGACTACTTCTTTTGCGCGACGATAAACGCTGCCCGGAATTTCATAAATATTAAAATCCATCGGAAGTGTGGCTGCTGCAATCTCCACATCCAGTGTGTCGAGGGTGTGTACTAAATTCGGATTGCGATCGGTTTTGTTCCCACCGCCAGCATTAGCACCGGAAGCCGTGCGGGTGATGCGTGAAACACGATTTCCTTTCATCCACTCTTTTGTCAGCAGACCCCGATCAGTGTAGTCAGCGTCCAGGTATGCTTCGAAAAAAGCAGTTATTAGTCCCAGGTCTGAATTACCAGGATTAGGGAAAACTTTGTCAGTGTCACGAACCAGTTTGTGGAGGTCGCGAATCTCCAGCGAGTCGAGCAGACTGGTTTTATGCGAAATAGCCAGGGCAGTAACAGCCGGTAGTTCTTCAGCCCGTGCAATGTGTAATGCCTGGAGTTCGTCGCGTGAAACGTGCGTTACTGGTTTTTCGCTGCCGTGTTGAGCAAGCCAGCGAATGGGCAGCTCCTGGCCAGAAATCGGAAGTAGCATATTCTCCTCAATCTCCGTCATGTCTTCGCCATTAACATTGGTGTTGTCAGTGCTGGCTGGTTTGCCCTGCGCAGAGGGGGAGGGCGCGATAAATACCATTGTGATGCCATCTTCCCCGCCTTTTTCGTAACGGTTGCAGAATTCCGTATCAAATACGCCTTCTGGCGGGAGGTCATCAACAATGGGCAAATTGACGCGAACAGGTTTTTTGAAGTCATCTTCATCGTAGCCAGCATCGTCAATTGCAACAGCACCACGGGAGATGGCAATGGATAATTTTTTCGCTTCAGCCCAGTAAAAACCGCCTTTAATACCGAGACGTTTTCTTACTTTGTCATTTTTTGCTTCGTAATACAGTGGGTAAACTTGTTTATCGGTGCTCATTGTTTTTTAACCTCAACTCAGATTAAAATTCGTTTGTTCAGTGAATAATCTTGCCGGATACACACTGTTCATAGCCTGCGCCATACGCAGGCTATTTCTTTCAGATTTCACCTTTTAATTTCATTGCAATCAGAGTTGCCAGAAATCCGGCTTTTTTTTCTGCGGGCAGATTCTTTCCGATATGCACCAGGCACATTTTTTTGACGCCTTCGTTAAGTGTTTTAACGTTGCCTGATGGACCGTCGATATCAACCACAGTGAATGGGGTTTCTTTATTTTCTGTTTTAATCACGTAGCCAATACGCTTTCCTTCCAGATTAACCTCGTGAACAATGTCATCAGTAGTTACAACAGTGGCTTCATAACTGGTAATCATGTTTTTCTCCTTAATTAAGGTTGAGCGAATCCCTGCCATTGCTGGCATAAATTCAGTTTCGAATAGTCAGTTAATTAAAGTTCGTGTGCCATCTGGTCTTTTTCGGCACAACTTTCACTACAATATTTTTTCATTTCCGTCGTTGGTATAACTCCACGCATGAAATGAAGTGGTCTTGTAATGATTTTGCTTTCTTCAATTTCTTTATTGCAAAGGTGATAAGCACATTTTATTTTCTTAGTCATTACCATGACTCCGCCTTTACAGGTAAACCATCACGACCGAGGAAGACTTTAATCATGCAGTCAGAAATGCATGTTTTTGTAGTCAGGCTACGAATATAAAGTTTTCGCTTTTTAATATTGTTTGCCGAGGCGATATATGTCCGACCTTCATGAAGAACATAATCGCCAGGGGTCACACACTGACGTGGTATTTCATCAGTTCCGAAGTGATGAGCAATCATAATTATCTCCATTTTTACAAATGAATTTTGTCGATGCGGTGCCTGGTGCCTCCAGGTGACGTTAACCAGTTAACAATTAACGCCGGATAATCCACCCATAACACTGATGCTTTTAACTGTGCCGCGTGCGCTTAGCCGCATTCACCGCATCACAAAATTCACTTTAAAAAGGGGCGACAGGGCAGCCACGGAGTAGAACTGATGCCGCCAAAGACTACACATAGCAATGTCGTTATTTACAACCGGAGGCGCACTCCCACCATTTAAATTTAACAGACAAGACCGACTCTTTATGAATACCGGAAATGCGCCTTCGTGTTGTGCGCCTGTCTTTTTACCACTTCAGGCTCGGTGGTATACTGGAGTTCTCACACAACCAGTAATAAGGTATTCCGATGGATAATAAAGACAAAGCCTGGCTACTTGCTTTAGCTTTCAGCATCAGATCGCAGCGAGAAACAACTCATCAAGAATTTTTCTCGGAAATCGGGTGATGCTGCCAACTTACTGATTTAGTGTATGATGGTGTTTTTGAGGTGCTCCAGTGGCTTCTGTTTCTATCAGCTGTCCCTCCTGTTCAGCTACTGACGGGGTGGTGCGTAACGGCAAAAGCACCGCCGGACATCAGCGCTATCTCTGCTCTCACTGCCGTAAAACATGGCAACTGCAGTTCACTTACACCGCTTCTCAACCCGGTACGCACCAGAAAATCATTGATATGGCCATGAATGGCGTTGGATGCCGGGCAACCGCCCGCATTATGGGCGTTGGCCTCAACACGATTTTCCGCCATTTAAAAAACTCAGGCCGCAGTCGGTAACCTCGCGCATACAGCCGGGCAGTGACGTCATCGTCTGCGCGGAAATGGACGAACAGTGGGGATACGTCGGGGCTAAATCGCGCCAGCGCTGGCTGTTTTACGCGTATGACAGGCTCCGGAAGACGGTTGTTGCGCACGTATTCGGTGAACGCACTATGGCGACGCTGGGGCGTCTTATGAGCCTGCTGTCACCCTTTGACGTGGTGATATGGATGACGGATGGCTGGCCGCTGTATGAATCCCGCCTGAAGGGAAAGCTGCACGTAATCAGCAAGCGATATACGCAGCGAATTGAGCGGCATAACCTGAATCTGAGGCAGCACCTGGCACGGCTGGGACGGAAGTCGCTGTCGTTCTCAAAATCGGTGGAGCTGCATGACAAAGTCATCGGGCATTATCTGAACATAAAACACTATCAATAAGTTGGAGTCATTACCTAGGAAATGAACCCCCAGAAAGAATCACTTTTCTGTATTCATTGAGGTGCGCCAGATTGTTTATCAATCCCATTGCCAAAGTATATAGTTCGCCGGAATTAAGTTTATCCTCGGTTAACTCATCTCTTAAGTCAATAATTATATCAATATTTGATAAAGGAATTCCCAGATGATTAATGTAATGCGTTATTAATTGTGGGTTAACCAGATCTAACGTGGTTAATCTCAAGCATATTTCATTCTGCATTAATTCATCAATCGCTCCTTTATAGTTAGATGGGCGAGTTGGTGAACTGACAGGAATAACTCTTATCCCCATATCTCTAACTTGATTAACCGCATTTATTATAGGGTAATGATCTTCAGGAGAAATAAAATGCTCTTCAATTAATAATCCATCAATATAAACACCTTGCATATCTGAGCAAGATTTTGAGACTTTCTTTCCGAACTCTATAAGAGTCTCGTTATAACTCTTTAAGGCAATACCTGAATCAGGGTCAATTGGCACTGGTTCAATTTCGAGTAATGGCAAAATTTTTGATTTCTTTTCAATGGATAGCTGCGATAAAGCTGATAACTCAGAACGTTTCGCTTTCAGAATAGGAATATATGAAATTGTCATGTTAATACCTTATACAGAATCAATTAACAATTAATGGTTCTTCGGACATTGAAATTTATATCGCAAAAATTGGCAAACTCTCCTCGACTACTCACTTGTGGGTATCCTGGCGTAAAAGGAATGACTTGGCAATACCCGGTGTGATCATAAGTCATTGAAAATGATCATTTTTATCAGTCTTTCTTCCATGATGAATGCTAATGCCATTTGATTTGTTGAGGTAAAAACTGTTAAAAATCAAAACGATGTAATTGAAATGAACGTTCGGTAGCATTCACGCTTTAAATGTTTCTTTTGTGCTGATTGGATGAATTTTGGTCACTTATGATGAGAGATGTTGCAGGAAAAGAAGTTGGCATTGATCTATTGGATAGTTAGAATTGCTGCGGGTGCTTGAGGCTATCTGCCTCAGGCATGAACACCAAAAGGCAGATAGAGAAAAGCCCCAGTTAACATTACGCGTCCTACAAGACGCTTAACATTAATCTGAGGCCCAATCTATGTCTCACAAATGTAGGTTAGCCTCTTACGTGCCGAAAGGCAAGGAGAAGCAGGCTATGAAGCAGCAAAAGGCGATGTTAATCGCCCTTATCGTCATCTGTTTAACCGTCATAGTGACGGCACTGGTAACGAGGAAAGACCTCTGCGAGGTACGAATCCGAACCGGCCAGACGGAGGTTGCTGTCTTCGTGGACTACGAATCTGAGAAGTAAGAGTGACTAGGCGGGAGAGTAATCTCCCGCCACCTCTGATGTGTCAGGCATCCTCAACGCACCCGCACTTAACCCGCTTCGGCGGGTTTTTTGTTGCGCGCTGAATGCGCAGGGTGAAAAATAACCATATATTTGATTATATACACAACAAAAAATAAAAGTCATTGTACCTGCACATTAAACAATCAAATATACGGCGTGAAATAAATATTTTTCAGATTAATATTTTTGTCTCTATGTGGATATAACCGTTTGTACTTATAAACCTGGAGGCATCGTGGAAAAAATAAAGAGACTATTTAGTAGCAAATACGCAGTCATACGTCGTGATGACCTGTCAGTTATAGTCGAAATGGATTACTTCCCTGAAACCCCAAAATCAATGATGTATCGTAATGGTCGAAAGGCAATTTTTTTACCGATGAGGGTAAGTGACATTATGGGAAATGATAAACTGCTGGATGAATTGCGAGTCAGAGCATCATGTTAGTATTGGCATTAATTCTGGTATACTACATAACGGGCTGAACACCCATTCTACTGCGCCAGCGGAGAACTACGATGGCGCATATACAACTGGTCAAACAAACCTCTTCCGGATTACTTCTCCCGGCGACGCCGGAGAGTTGCGATTTTTTGCATCAAATCAAAATAGGTGAGTGGATACACGCAGACTTTAAGCGTGTGCGTAACTACGCATTTCACAAGCGTTTTTTCAAACTCCTGCAACTGGGATTCGATTACTGGACTCCGAGCGGTGGGGTGATCACGCCTCGAGAACGAGAACTGGTATCAGGCTTCGTTGAGTACCTGTGCGAATCAGTAGGTCGGGAACATACGCCAGCTCTGAGCGAAGCCGCAGAGCAATATCTGAATACAGTTGCGACACGCAGAACCCGGGATACGGCATTGCTAAAGTCGTTTGAGGCTTTCCGCGAGTGGGTAACCATTCAGGCCGGATTTTACACCGAGCATATTTATCCAGACGGTAGCCGCGGGCGCAGGGCAAAATCTATCGCATTTGCGAACATGGACGAAACCGAGTTTCAGCAGGTTTATAAATCTGTACTGAATGTGCTGTGGAACTGGATCCTGTTCCGTAAATTTTCCTCTCCGGAGGAAGTCGAAAATGTGGCCGCGCAGCTACTGGAGTTTGCGTAATGGTGAGTTTACGTAAAGCAGCGCGGGGCCAGATGTGCCAGGTCAGAATCCCTGGCTACTGCAATCACAATCCCGAAACTTCTGTGCTGGCGCATTACAGGCTGGCGGGGACGTGCGGAACAGCGACAAAACCACACGATATGCAGGCAGCGATTGCCTGTAGCTCATGCCACGATTTAATCGACGGGCGGGTAAAAACCAGCGATTACACCAAAGAAGAATTACGCCTGATGTATGCAGAAGGTGTTTTTCGCACACAAGAAATCTGGAGAAAGGAAGGTTATTTATGATTTACCCAACAAATACAGGCAAAAGCGGGGAACACCTTCGTCTCACCACGCTGGAAAGTGTCTGGATTCAGGGAAAACTGCGCATGTGGGGGCGCTGGTCGTATATTGGCGGCGGTAAGACGGGAAATATGTTTAACCAGTTGCTGGCATCCAAAAAATTGACGAAAACAGCCGTCAATGAAGCCCTGCGCAGGATGAAAAAAGCGGGAATAGAGAAACCTGAGCTGGAAGCGTTTTTGCGAGAGATGATCAATGGCAAGCAAAAGACCTGGCTGGCGCATTGTACTGATGCAGAGGCGTTATGTATTGATAGAGTCATAAGTGAGGTGCTGGCAGAGCATCCTGGATTGATTAGTGTCCTCCGGCAACGGTATGAAGGACGGGGGATGACTAAGCGCAAAATGGCTGAATTGCTAAATGATGCACATCCTGAGTGGTGTTTTAGCACATGCGAAAAGCGAATTGCTAATTGGTTGGCTGTTGCTGAGTATGCCCTATATATTCCCATGCGAGAATCATTTGCTCAAAAAATAGCTTGATTTTTTACGCATAAACTGCTTCAATTCCGGTATGCTTCGCAAAGCTGTATCGCGAGGCGAACCAAGCGCATGAACTTTACCAGAACCCGCCATTGAGCGGGTTTTGTTGTTTCTGGTACTGGCGAACCTGATGTTTCATTTCTGGAGCGCGATTCCTGGCGGAATACCTAGAATCGAGACATTCTGGTAAAATTGTTTTCAGTACAGGATGTGGAGGTGAGATGAGAGAACTACCTAAAGATTATTTTTTAGGAGTAGATGATGAGCTCGTCGATTATCTTGAAAAACAAGGGGAAGAGACGATACGAGAGATTCATCTTTCTAACAAAACCAATGTTGAGAATGGATACAAACTTCTGAACATTCAGATTGTTGGAATTGGCTCATCTTTTTTATTGCTGACACAGAAAACTAATTTCGATTTTCTCACCGCCGGAATTACCACATTTACATTACTATGGACATGGTGCGCCATTTACTTGGTATGTACTGGTTTATCTGTGAAGGTTAGGGGCCTGATCAATGCCCCTCCTGATCATCTATATCATGAAAAATATAAGGATATGGAGCCCTCGAGCTTTAAAATATTCGCTGATGCAGGATATTTAGGACCTGATAAGTTATTGCCGCTTATACGAAGGTATCGCCTTGTTGACTTGAGTGATACAGCAAGAGAGTTACTGTTGGAAAATGAGAAAATCCGCACGAGTCTCGATAAAGCAAGGATGTATACCATCCTTGCTCCGGTAGCGGCGATGTTTATCTCGGCTGTTTTTTTATATGTTCAATGACTGAGTCGGCAGAATCTCCAACAAAAACACGACGTGTAGCAAAGTCCGCAGTACTTTGTGTTGGAGTTGGTTTTGGTGCCACGGGTTGCTGAGGTTTATTTTCACCTTGTGGCTTGTTTTTTTCAGACATAAAAATCCTCTTTGTTTGAATTGTTACTTTTGGCGATTTAACGATATCAAACACGAGTATATACCGCCAGAAGCTTAATCTGGCACTCCATCTGGCCCCGGCATGTCCCGGGGCTTTTTCGTTGTTAGGCTCCGGAAACATCCTCGACTTCTTGTTAGCAAGCCTGAGAGCCTGAATCTTACACTTAGCACCATCCGAACTCTCGGAGGTGAGGCTTATGAAAATGCACAATGCCCCTCATTCCTGGCCTGACTTACTGGAACTCTTACAAAGTTGGTGGCGTGGAGATACGCCGCTGGGTGCAGTGGTTATGTCAATTATTATGGCTGGTTTGCGCATTGCCTATTTTGGCGGTGGCGGCGGCTGGAAACGAAAAACGCTTGAGATTCTGCTTTGTGGTGCTCTGACGCTGACCTTTGCATCCGCGCTTGAGTATGTCGGATGGCCTAAATCACTTTCTGTTGCCATTGGTGGTGGGGTGGGGCTGATTGGTGTTGATGCTATTCGTGGTGCGGCAATGAGGGTCATCGGTAACAAGTTCGGTGCCCATAAGGAGTAATTAATGCAGACACTGAATTCCCAGCGTAAAGCTTTCCTTGATATGGTGGCATGGTCAGAAGGAACAGATAACGGACGGCAGAAAACCAGAAATCACGGTTATGATGTTATTGTCGGTGGCGAACTGTTCACTGATTACTCCGATCACCCCCGCAAACTTGTCACGCTAAACCTCAAACTCAAATCAACAGCAGCCGGTCGCTACCAGCTTCTTTCACGCTGGTGGGATGCCTACCGCAAGCAACTTGGCCTGAAAGATTTTTCTCCAGAAAGCCAGGATGCTGTAGCGCTGCAGCAGATTAAAGAGCGTGGCGCTTTACCGATGATTGACCGCGGCGATATTCGTCAGGCAATCGACCGTTGCAGCAATATCTGGGCTTCGTTGCCGGGGGCTGGTTACGGTCAGTATGAACATAGAATCGGTGACCTGATTGCCCGATTTAAAGAAGCGGGTGGGGTGGTAAATGAAGCTGAGATATAAGCTGGTTATTGTTGCCTTCTTTGTTACCGTCATCGGTTCTTTTATCTGGTCTGCCGGGCATTACTACAGCAAATATCAGCACGAAAAGGAGCGTGCTGATGAGGCTGTACGAAATGCTGAATCTGCAACAGCCATTACCAGTAACGTCCTGCAATCTCTGCAAATCATCAATACAGTTATAGAGGCTAACCAGCATGCAAAACAGCAGATCGCACTGGAGTCACAGAGAACCCAGGAAGATATCAAAGTGGCTGTTTCGGGTGATGATTGCGCTGTTCGTATCGTTCCTTCTGGCGCAGTTAAGCGGTTGCACGAATACGCGAACGGTATACGTGTCGGTGCCGGTCGTTCCGTTACCAGCCAGTCTGACGGATGAAACACCCCAGCCAGATTTACCCGACCCGTTTACGTGGGGAGCTAGCCTTAACCTGAATGTTGCGTTGTTGTCAGCGTTAGCACAGTGCAACAGGGATAAGGCTGATATCAGGGCTTTTGAGAAAAACAGGGCAGCACAAACCAATGGCACGATTAAACGTTAAAGTTATCCCACCAGACAGCGAAACGATGAACGGGATTTTTGCAGAGATTGAACGTAAATATGCGCATCAGCCGATGACGCCAAAAGTTATCGATGAAATGCAACGCGAAGCTTCATAATTTCCTCAGGTATATCAATGGCACTCACCGACAAGCAAGAAATGTTCTGTCGCGAGTACCTCATCGATTTAAACGCCACGCAAGCGGCTATTCGGGCGGGGTACAGCGCAAAGACAGCTAACCGTACCGCATCCGAAAACCTGTCAAAACCTGACATACAATTCAGAATCGCTGAACTGAAAGCGCAACGCAATGATCTTGTTGGTATTAATGCAGAATATGTACTTAATCGCCTTATTGAAATCGACCAGATGGATGTGCTCGACATTCTCCTGCAAAACGGTGAGCTAAAGCCCATTAAAGACTGGCCTAAGGTATGGCGCACAACGCTATCAGGAATGGATGTCGTGGAGATGGTATCCGCAGATAGCGCCGCACTTCTGAAGAAAATCAAATGGCCTGATAAGGTTAAAAACCTTGAGTTGCTTGGGCGTCATGTTTCTGTTCAGGCGTTTAAAGACAACGTCAAAAATGAAGTGACTGGCGCTGATGGAGGACCAGTCAGAACAGAAATTACCAACTTAACGCCGGAGCAGGCTGCAGAGGCGTATAGAAAAATGATGGGCTAAGTATGCCGTTACCATTCCCCTTCGATTTTAAACATCCTGATTACCAGATGGTTTTTGAATGGCGGATGGAACGCCTACAGCGCATTCGCCAGAATCCTGAAATATTGCCCGTATTGAAGCAGTTTTACCGAACCAATCCGGCTCAGTTCATCATCGACTGGGCATGACAACGGACCCGCGTAATATTGATTATGGCCTGCCGGTGACCATTCCGTTTTTACTCTTCCCTAAGCAGGAGGAGTGGATCCACTGGATTATGGAACGCTGGGGCAATCGGGAGAATGGTATTACCGAAAAATCCCGTGAAATGGGGCTCAGTTGGACCGCGATCGGACTGGCCTGCTCGCTTTGTCTCTTCAACAAAGAAATGGTTATCGGTTTCGGCTCCCGTAAAGAGGAATACGTCGACAGCACCGGTGACCCGAAAGCATTGTTCTGGAAGGCACGCAAGTTCGTGGAAACGCTACCTGTAGAGTTTCGCGGTTCGTGGAGCGAGAAGAAGCACGCGCCATATATGCGTGTTGAGTTTCCTGAAACTGGTGCCGTTATCAAAGGCGAGGCTGGCGATAATATTGGTCGTGGTGACCGTACCACGCTTTATCTGGTTGATGAGGCTGCATTCCTTCAGCGTCCTCTGCTGATTGATGCGGCGTTGTCACAAACGACGCGTTGCCGTATCGACCTGAGTTCAGTTAACGGCATGGCTAACCCGTTCGCTCAGAAGCGTCATGGCGGGAAGATACCGGTATTCACATTCCACTGGCGGGATGATCCTCGCAAGGATGAAGAGTGGTATCGCAGGGAATGCGAGAAAATCGATAATCCGGTGGTGGTGGCACAGGAACTTGATCTGAACTACAGCGCATCAGCGGAAGGCGTTCTGATTCCATCCGAATGGGTACAGGCTGCCGTTGATGCGCATATCAAACTGGGTATCCAGCCAACAGGCAAACGACTTGGCGCGATGGATGTCGCCGACGAAGGCAGGGACAAAAATGCCTTTTCCACCCGTCATGGCTTCCTCCTGGAAAATGTGCGGGAATGGTCCGGTGTGGGCAGCGACATTTATCAGTCCGTCGAGAAGGTTTTCGGCTTTTGCGAACAGGACAACCTCGAAGAGTTTCGCTTTGACGAGGACGGGCTGGGCGCTGGCGTTCGCGGCGATGCACGCGCTATCAACGAACTGCGTAACGCTGCGCGTCGACCGTCAATACTTGCCACACCGTTTCGAGGTAGTGGCGCGGTATTTGATCCGGATGATGAAGCTGTTCGCGGGGACAACGGGCAAGCCGCACGTCTGAACAAGGACTTCTTCGCTAACGCCAAAGCCCAGAGCTGGTGGCGGTTACGTAAACTTTTTCAGAATACCTGGCGCGCCGTGGTTGAAGGTATGGCTTACAACCCGGACGAAATCATCTCAATCAGCAGTAGCATGGCACTCAAAGATAAACTCATCATCGAGCTTTCGCAGCCGACCTATTCCATTAATGGTGTGGGAAAAATCGTTATTGATAAACAGCCTGATGGAACCCGATCGCCAAACCTTGCCGACTCGGTGATGATCAACTATGCCCCAATGAATTCAGCCCTGAACATCTGGGAGCTGCTAGGGAGACAGGCCTGATGGCACGAAACAAACAAGCCCTGCGGCGAACTGCGCAGGCCACAGCTGATGGTTATGAGAATTTTATTGCCCGCGTAGGGATGCAGACACCTAACCAGCACTCAGCATCCACCTACCGGGCTAATTTCACCAGTCGTAACCGCATGCTGGTGGAATGGTCCTATCGTTCATCCTGGATCATCGGCGAAGCAGTCGATGCTATCCCGGATGATATGACCCGCAAAGGCATTCGCATCACGTCGGAAATTGATGCAAAAGATCGTGGCATTCTCGAATCACAACTGGATGAGTTGCAAATCTGGGATGCGCTGAATGACGTGCTGAAATGGTCGCGCCTCTACGGCGGCGCGGTGGGTTTCATCATGATTGAGGGGCAGGCACCAATGACCCCGCTGCGACCCGAAACCATCGGTAAGGGCAAGTTTAAGGGGATTCTCCCGCTCGACCGCTGGATGATCGACCCGGTACTGACCCGCCGCATTAAAGATATGGGGCCGGACCTGGGTAAACCTGAGTTTTACGATGTGGTGACCACAGCAACGGGAATTCCTGCCTGGCGCATTCATCACAGTCGCCTGATTCGCTTTGATGGCGTCACGCTGCCATTTCAGCAGAAGATGACCGAGAACGAATGGGGAATGTCGGTTGTAGAGCGTATCTGGGATCGTCTTACCGCGTTCGACAGCGCTACTGTCGGCGCGGCGCAGCTGGTCTACAAGGCGCATCTGCGCACCTACAGCGTGGAGAAGCTACGCGAGCTTATCGCACTTGGTGGTCCTGCGTATGAAGCGTTGCTGAAGAATATCGACCTGATTCGACAGTTCCAGAGCAATGAAGGTATGACACTCATGGACTCGCGGGATAAGTTTGAAACGCATCAGTACAGCTTCAGTGGTCTGGATGACATCCTTTCGCAGTTTGCAGAACAGATTAGTGGCGCTGTTGGTATCCCACTGGTGCGGTTGTTCGGACAGTCCCCGAAAGGATTTTCTACCGGCGATGCAGACCTTGCCAACTATTACGACCGGGTAAGCTCGTTACAGGAGAGGCGTTTACGTCTTCCGGTGCGGCGGATACTGGACATCATGCATCGTTCGGAGCTTGGCAAGCCGCTGCCGGACGATTTCACGTTTGAGTTTAACCCGCTCTGGCAAATGTCTGATGTCGATCGCTCAACGGTGGCGTTAAACACTACCAACGCAATCAGTACGGCGCTGGGTGATGGTCTGATGACACTGAAAGCCGCTATGACTGATTTGCGCGAAAATTCTGACGTAACCGGCATCGGGGCATCCATTACCGACGAGGACATCGAGAATGCCGAAGATGAAGCGCCGCCCGGCATCGGCGAATCTGATGACGAACCGCAGGAACCGTCAGGCGGAAATCCGCTATCGAACCAGCCTACGCAGGATAGCGCGGGCGGTCGGAGACATCGTAAATGGTCGCTACGATGGTTCAAATGACAGTATCACGGAAATTATTGAGGCGCTGGAACGCTACAGTGAAATCATCACCCCCTGGGCGACAAAGGTCGCGGAAAACTTTACTGCGGACCTAACCCGGCAGAACGAGAAAGTTTGGCGGCAACACAGCAAGAACATCAGTCGCGAGCTCCGCAATCTTGTGGAAAGCGCTCCTGTGGGCCAGGTGATGCAATCCATCATCGCCGAACAGGTCAAGTAACATCAAATCGCTCCCCCTCGAGGCGGCTGACAGGGTGTACGACATCCAGAATCGGGCGACAGAAGCTGTTGTGACCGGTGGGAGAGCAGAATATTTTGCTAAAGAAATAGCCGCATCGGGTGATATAGCAAAGTCCAGAGCTGACCTGATTGCCCGTACTGAACTTGGACGTGCAACCGGCGCGCTGGATCAGGCGCGTGCGCTGTCAATTGGTTCGAATAGTTATATCTGGCGTACAGCCGAAGATGGTGACGTCAGGCATTCTCATCGGGAAATGGAAGGTAAATTTGTCGAATGGGGCAAACCTCCAACGCTTGACGGCATGACAGGTCACGCTGGCGAGCTCCCGAATTGTCGCTGTTATAAAGAAATCGTTTTTCCCACCTCCCAATCTTATCCCGCCTGAATCGCAGGTAACACATGAAATATTTTTTCAATACCCGGCTGGGGGAAACCCGCTATCAGCTGGCTGACGGCTCGTTGCTGTGCAGAGACGTGCCGATAGGACGAACAGGTAAGCAGCTCTATGGTGCTGATGACCTGCCAAAACTGAAACCCGATAAGTTCGGTGAAATAGTCGTCACGCGTTCTCCTGAGCAGGTATTCCATCCGGCCACGCTTGCCTCATTCGAAGGGATGAGCATCACGATTCTGCATCCTGAAGATGAAAACGGGAATGTGCGGCTGGTAAATCCCGAGAACTGGAAAGAGCTTGCTGTCGGGCACCTCCAGAATGTCCGGCGCGGGACGGGTGAGCAGTCTGATTTGATGCTGGCTGACCTTATCGTCAAAGACGAAAACGCCATTCAGCTTATCGAAGATGGCCTGCGCGAAGTGTCGTGCGGCTATGACGCGGAGTACGAGCAGACCGAGCCAGGTAAAGCTGAGCAGGTCGATATTACCGGAAACCATGTGGCTCTTGTCCCTAAAGGCAGAGCCGGAAATCGTTGTGCAATTGGAGACAGAGACACAATGGCAAATCAAAAGAAAAACTGGTGGAACCGCATGCGTGCGGCCATCAAGACAGGAGATGCCGACACCATGAACGAACTGGTGGAGTCGGCTCCCGCATCGGTTACAGGAGATGAGGGGGATTTGCCGCAGGGCGTTAATCTCAATATCAACCTGTCCCCGCAGCAACCACTACCGGACAAAGCACCAGAGATGGGGGAAGGCCCAACCGGCGACAGTGATGATGACCTCAAAACATTACTGAAAGCCCTGCTGGCTAAGCTGGAAGGAAATGCCACGGGCGATAACGATAATAAGCCTGACGATAATCCGACCGGTGACGGCGAGGACGATGAAGAGGAAACCACGATTACTGGTGACTCAGCCTGGCGTGCCGAAGTTATTGTTCCGGGTATCGATCTGAGCCGTAAGATGAAACCGACCGCGTTCAAACGCGAGGTTCTGGCTTCCGCTGACAAAACGCTGGTTCGCCAGATAGTCGGTGATGCGGATATCCGCAAATTGCCGAAACAATCGGTCGACATGGCGTTTAATGCCGTGTCTGAGATTGCCAAAGGGCGAAACACCCGCGCCACCACCGGCGATGCACAGCGCCTAAACATGGGCATGACCAGTATCGCTTCCCTGAACAAACAAAACGCTGAATTCTGGGCAAACCGTAAAGGGTAAAAAATGAATAATGTATTTCTGTACCGGATGCCTGTTGGTATTGCCGGGGCTGTCTCTCGCCCGCAGGACTTAACCGTCGAACCGGTGGTCCTTAAATCCGATAACGCCTTCGCTGCCTATGGGCTGGCTGGTAAATACGATGATGACGGTTTTTTCGTGCCGCTGGCAGATGGTGATACCGCAGACAAGGTGAAGGGGATCTACGTGCGCCCTTATCCGACCACGTCGCAGCCGGACATGGTTCGCCAGGTGGGAACAGGCAAGAACTTCCCGGGCGACGCCATGAAGCGTGGCTACGTGACCGTTAATCTCGGTTCTGATTTTGATGCCAGCACTATCAAAAAAGGCGACCCGGTATACGTTGTCGTCTCCACTGATGAATCCATCAAAGTGCCGCTGGGTGGATTCATGTCCACGTCAGTCAGTGGCAAAAATGTGGTGCTGACCAACGCTGAATTCACAGGTGCCGGTGATGCTAACGGCAATGCAGAAATTTCCTGGAAGATTTAAGGAACAGACGAATGATTACTTTTGATCAGGCAACCGTTGACAGCTCTGGTGCCTTTCTCATCGGGGAGCTGGAGCGACTCGACCAGACGCTGAACCTGCCACTGGTGGGGTACACCTGGACCCGCGATATTCAGTTGCGTGAAGATGTCTCTATCGCAGATGACATTTCCAGCTGGACGAATACCAGCTTCGCCGCTGCGGGTACTGGTGCAAATCCGAATGGCAAAAACTGGGTAGGCAAAGACTCAACCGCTATTGCTGGCGTGAACGTGGATACCGGCAAATCCGGTAACCCGCTGAACCTGTGGGGGATGGAACTTGGCTGGACGGTCATAGAATTGCAGGCTGCTCAGCAGGTCGGCCGCCCGATTGATACGCAGAAGTATGACGGGATGCAACTGAAATGGCAGATGGATAACGATGAACAGGTATATGTTGGCGATTCCGCATTAAACCTGAAAGGCCTTGTTACCCTGGACGGCGTGCCTGTCAACAACGCTGCCAAAACGTGGGCAACCTCAACACCGGACGAAATCCGCGCAAGCATTAACCAGGTGCTGTCTGATGCGTGGGCCGCTTCTGGTTACTCTGTGGTCCCGCGTGATTTGCTGATCCCGCCTGAACAGTTTGCTCTGTTGTCCAGCATCATCGTTTCATCTGCGGGTAACCAGTCCCTGTTGACGTACCTTCAGACCAACACCATCAGCTATCACCAGAACGGTGTTCCGCTGAATATCCGCGCGGTTAAATGGCTGAAAGGCCGTGGTGTGGGGAATAAGGATCGCATGGTTGCGTACACCAACGATAAAAAATACGTCCGCTACCCGCTGGTTCCGCTTCAGAGCGTGCCGGTGCAGTATCGCGGCCTGTATCAGATCGTCACTTACTACGGCAAGCTGGGTGCAGTCGAGCCAGTGTATAAAGAAACTCTGTCCTATGTGGACGGTATCTGATAACCAGAATGGCCCCGAAAGGGGCCTGAAGGAAACTGAAATGGCGAAAGAAAAGCTGGTTACCATCCATGTTCACACCCCGTTTACGCTGACGCTCGGCGATCAGTCAAAACAGGAGTTTGGCCGGGGACGGCATAACGTACCGGAAGAGGTCGCGTCGCACTGGTTCACCCAGGCGCACTCTGAGCTTTCCGAAAGCGTGATTAGCGACACCGATGATCTGCAACCCATTATCGACGGCCTGCAAGCGCAGATTGCCGACAAAGATAAGCTGATTGCCGATCTTAAAGATGCATTGCTCAAACTGCAGGAGCAGAACGACAGCCTGCAGGCGCAGATTACTGCCGCCCGGACTGGCGGTAATGGGGCTAAAGATGTCAAAGAATCAAAGTCTGCCAGCGGTAAGTGATTTTCGCCGCGACTTCCCGCAGTTTGCTGACCCGGCAAAATATCCCGACGCCCAAATCGGGTTCCGTCTGAATCTGGCCGATGAACTGCTGAGCGAAAATGTCACCGGCAAAAAGTTGTTTCCGTACTTTGCCGGGTTGTTCGTTGCTCACTACATGACGCTCTGGGCGGCTGACAGCAGAGCGATGCTGGCTGGTGGTCCGGGCGGTTCAACCAATGGTGTTCAGTCCTCAAAGTCCGTGGATAAGGTAAGCGTCAGCTATGACACCAGCGCGACGCTGAATCCTGATGCAGGTTTCTGGAATAACACCCGATATGGCGCTGAATTTTATCAGTTGATCACGATGTTCGGTGCAGGCGGTCGCCAGCTATGAGTTTCAAAAGCGGTGTAACAACGAGGGTGGATAACGCTAAGGCCATTCTGGATGCGCTCAGGTCGTTAACCAAAAAAGATGTGCTGGTCGGCATCCCTTCGGAAGACAGCGAACGGGATGATGTTCCGTTTGGTAATGCGGGCATCGGTTACCTCAACGAATACGGCTCACCAGAGCAGAACATCCCGCCACGACCTCACCTGGTCCCCGGCGTTAAATCGGCAGAAGAGCAGACGGTGCCGCAGCTTAAAGCCGCGGCGCAGGCTGCACTTGATGGTAATGCTGCGGGAGCAGAAAGTGCACTCAACCGTGCCGGAACGCTGGCCGTTAATGGCGTCAGGCGTTACATGACCATTACCGGCTTTACGCCGCTTGCTGACAGTACTGTTGAAGCCCGGGCTCGTCGGGGGCGCAAGGGGGCAACACTGGAACTTGCCCGGCGTGTTGCTGGCGAATCTCCCGGAACCGATCTGGCGAAACCATTAATTGACACCGGGCAATATCGCAGAGCTATTACCCATGTAGTGAGGGATAAAGATGCCGACTCTTGATGTAACAGATGTGCTTTTTGACCCCGATTTTTGCGACTTCAATTTGTGGGTAACACGCCGTGTGCAAACGGTGGATGAGGACGGAATCGGCAGCGACAGCGAAGTTAAAAAGCAGTTTGCCGGAGTCGTTACTGTTGATCGCTCTCTGGAAAACCGTCGTATGCAGGCCGGGCAGGTAATCAGTGGTGCAATTCTGATTGTGACGACTGAGCGACTGACGCAGGGACAGACTGGCCGTGATGCCGATATCGTGACGTATCAGGGCCGTGATTACCGTGTGACCTTCGTCGACCCGTATACAGCTTATGGGGCCGGATTCGTTCAGGCGCATTGTGAGTTGATGCCGTTTGATGGGGGAACTCCGGTTGAGCAATAACACCAGTACAGAGCGCGGATGGTTAATACCAACCAGTGGCGATCCGGATTATGACGAAGCGCTCGACAGGCTGTTAAGCCAGTGGATACGTAACGTTTCCGGTCTGTCTGCCGGGATGGTTCGCCCGCGCTGGCAGAAAGAGCAGCCGCCACTGCTACCGGTTGAAACGAACTGGTGTGCGTTTGGGGTTATCGGATGGTCAGGTGATGACAGTCCGGCATTCACCAGACAGACCGATGATGGCTCTCAGCTCTGGCGGCATGAAACGATTGAGTGTATGGCTTCGTTTTATGGACCGGCGGGGATGGTGTATGCGTCCCGGTTTCGTGACGGTATATCTGTGCCGCAGAACAATGCAGCACTGAATGCGCTGGGGCTGTCTCTTGGCGATTACACAGGTCTGACTCCCTTCCCTGAACTTATTAATCAGCAATGGGTCCGCCGCTACGATATGACGGTGCGCCTGCGCCGGAAGGTTGTGCGCGAGTACGGTATTAAATCGCTGGTGGATGCACCAGTCATCTTTTTCGGAGATTAAGCTATGGCACAGGGCTTGCCTGTATCAAACGTTGTTAATGTTGATGTGATCATGTCGCCGCGTGCAGCATCAGGGCGAAATTTTGGTGCATTACTCATTCTCGGCCCGTCCACAATCATTCCGGTAAGTGAGCGCATTCGCCGTTATTCTGCCGCGGAAGATATTGGAAAAGATTTTGGCGTGGAATCACCAGAATATAAGGCTGCGCAGGTGTTTTTCTCTCAATCACCGAAACCTCAGGAGGTTTTTGTTGGTCGTTGGGTGAAAACGAAGGGAGACAGCGAACAGGCCACGCCTGAGACGCTGGAGCAGGCTGTGAATGCCATGCTTGATTATACTTCATGG